GATTGATACCCCAAATTGTGCCGTCGCCTTGAGTCCAGCCCTGCACAGTTGCATTGACTCGAATCGCTTTTGCAAGTCGGGCGCTTGCCTCCCACTCTGCGCGAGTCTTTGATTGTGCAGAGTCCGCATTTCCCTCGGCAATCATAATGAAAGGTCGGTGCCGAGTGACTCCCAAATCGAGAGCCGTGCCCTCGGGGGTTGTGGTCTTGTCTCCAAAGAAATCACCCAAGTCAGTCCCAAGTCCCGAGGTTTGTCCTTTCACAATATATTTATCGTGGCGTTTTGAAGCGTCGTAATTTGAAGTGGCCGATAAAATATTTACCCCTTGCTCGATACTCGAAAAAGCCCGTGCGCGTGCTGCCCGAGTCAGTCTAATATTACCCTCTCGTGTGCTGACAAAAAAGAGACCCTGCGCTCTGGCCGCTCGGTCGAGCGCCTCAAAAACAGTCTCTCCCGGTTTCACTGTAAACTTAGTAAGTGGGGTGGGGGTAGCAGATAAAAAAACTTTTAATCCAAAAGGTCTGACAAGTTCCTCGGCCAACGCTTTTAATGTAATGTTTTTAAATTCGGCGTCCCCGACATGCATGCAGTCAATGAGGTCGCCAGGTTTTGATCGGCCCGAAATTGTGTAACCCCTGCGCTCTTTGGTATAGCTGACGTCCAATTTTTCAATGCGTCCCGTGATCACTCGCTCACGATTAATACTTACTTTTACCTCGACGCCCGGCTTAAGCGGCCAGTTTTGTCGGAGCCCTTCAAACTTATCAAATAAATCAATTGAAAAACCATTTGCAATTGATTCAAGATTTTTTGTGACTGAGACTTGCTCCCAGCCGTCGAATGCCTGACCCCCTACTAGGATTGTCACCTCGTCTTTAATTTCTCTGCCTCTTTGAGTGGGCGTCCTCTCGTTTGCCATTAACCCGCACTCACAAGAATAGTATCGCCCCCTGGTACAAATCCGGGGTGGTCAATATTGTTTTGATCAATAATTTCCTCTTCTTTGTCTAAGTCCTCAAACTCAGAGTGAGCAATCACAAGAGCGGGGAGTGTTTTAACTGGCACAATAGAAATAAGCTCACTCGTGCCCGTGCGCGGGACGGCTCTGGTTAAAGAGGTTTGTAATTCTTTTATTGCTTGGAAAAGGTCGTCGTCGCCGGTTAAAAATAATTGAGCGTCAAGCCCCTCAACCACGGCGTTTCGACTTTTCAAAGCCGCACTCGTTGAAAGGAAATCGACGTCAACGGCTGCCTCCGCTTCGTTGGAAAGGGCCAATTGATTTGTAAAATTTAAAAGTGCGTCTTGGTTGTTTGACTGCACATCGCGAGACGGCGTGTCCCCAATCACCGGCACAAAACCGTCGTCGTCCTTAAGAGTAGAAAAGCCTCCAAAGATTCGCTCACTGGTTTCCGGGTCGTCAACAAACTCATCGAGTAAAGTTTGAAAAGCTGCCTCCAATCGGTCGGCAAGTTCGCCAGGGGCTCGAACTAAATCGCCGACTGTCGCTTTCATATTACTAATAGCAAATGAAAATTCAGTCACCGGCTCGGTCACTTTTTTAACTGCGTTGTCTGCAAAATCTAAAACTGCATTGAGGTTATCCGTTGCAGCTTCCACAACAAAAGCCGGTTGATTTGCAACTGAGAAAACTTGCTCAAAAAAAGTTTTTGATTTGTCTTTTAAATCGGCGGCGTTCGCAACGGATTGATTTAAGTCGTCCTCGACTTGATCAGGAAATTTAATTTTACCCGCGAGAGTAAACTCACAAGTAAACCGGGCAATGCGTCCCTCGATAACTGTTTCGGTAAGATTAAAAGCCCCCGCTTGCACTTGCAACGTGCCTTTATAAGGGTGTACTAATTCGCCCGGCCCCTCGGCGTCGAGTGCCTCCTCAAGCGCATCTCGTTGGTCAAAGTAGTCGTCCCCAATGACGAGCAATTCAAGTCTAAACTTTTTTAATTTTCGGCCCAAGTCCTCAGAGTTTCCAATGTCACGCTTTGCAAATTCGCGGTCTTGTTTTCGACGACCTCCCTCAACGGTATGCGATTCAGTTTTAAACGGGACTCCTCTAAAACTGCCCTCTCGATATTTGTCTTGCCAGCGTGCCATTATTGCAGCCCTCCCGCAAATCCTAGATCAAAAGAAGATATATCATCTACTTTAGAGCTTACCTTTGTACCGGGGGGCGTGTTAAGGAAATCAACTTTAACAGAGGCATTGTTGGTCTGATTAATATTTTGAGTTGCACCCAACCCTTTGTTTCCTCCTTTGGCTCCGAGTGACGCCCCCTTTGCCCCGAAAATTGGGTCTCTTATAAATTTAGGTAGTAAGTCCTCAAGCACCCCGGTAAATGCGTCTAAACCTTGAAATGCAGCCGTAATAAGTTTAACTCCCGTTATAATTTGCCCGATTGGATGGAGTAAGAGGAATGCGGATTTAATAATTGTAAGAAACGGGTCCTCGTCAAAAAATGTTACAAGCTCGTCCCACTTAACAATGATAAGTGTAAATACTGCAATGGCGGCGAGTACTGCCGCAGCCAATAAAATAAACGGTAAGAGCGCAGCTATTGTGGTAATGCCCATTGCCGCAAACCCCGCAATGATAAGGGGCATAATTACGAGGAGCGCCCCGAATGCTAAAATGATTGGCCCAAGTACTGCGAGTAAAACCCCAAGAATAATCACAAAGGTTCGAATGGTTGGGTTGTTTCTTAAGAAATTTAAAACTCCCCTGATAATATTTCCAAAGAATTTTACAACGGGAGCGAGATCCTCTCCAATCAAAGTGAGCAAACTCACAAAAGTATTTTTCAATATAGTAAGCTCTGACCCGAGACTGTCGGTCTGTATTTCAAATTCTTTTTGTAGCGCAGTATTTTCCTTAAACGCTTTAGATGCACGCTCCATATTTTCGGCAAGCACTTCGGGTCGCTTTGCGAGTGTCCCCAAAATGTCATTGATTCGCACTCCCTTTAAACCAAGCGCACTCATGACTGCAATCATATTGCCGCCACCCTTGCTAACTTTACTTAGCCCCTCGACAAATTTTTGAAATACTTTGGCTGCATCTTTTTCAAAAACCTGCTTTAAATCTTTTTGCATAATACCAGTCAACTTACTCAATAGCTGCATTTCAACGCCACCGCTTTTAATGGCTTGATCAATGGCATCGAATGACCGACCGACAACCGAGCCTGCCGACTCCGCTCTTTTTCCAAGAGCCCTAAGTGCAGTTGCAATACCTAAAACTTTGTCACTTGCAACGTCGAATCGCCCGATTTGACCGGCAACCCGAACGGCAACCTCTAAAATTTCTTGCTCACCGGCAGCGGCGTTATTTCCAAGGTCAACGAGAGCCGAGGAAAATCTCTCAATTTTTCCGATACCATCACCCGTGACGGTCAAAATTCGAGCAATTGATTTTGCTCCCTCCTCACCGGCCACGTCGCTTGCCCGACCGAGCTTTGCCATGACGATTGTAAATTTTCTGATATTATCCGTGCCTTTGATACCCAATTGGCCACCGGCTTTGGCCAATGCAAGCATTTCTGTCGTGGCAACTGGTATCTCAGTTGAGAGTTGATCAAATTCTTTTCCAAGGGCCGCGACCTCGGGACGCAATAGCCCCGTCGTTTTTTCGATATTCCTCAACCCTTGCTCAAATTTTGCAAAGAAACTTACTGAGGCTGCCGCCGCAGCTAAAAGCGGGAGAGTTACAAAAGTGGTCATGCTCCGACCAAAGCGTTGCATGCCCCCGCCGATTTTTTTAAACGCGGCGGTCATGCCTTTTGTTTTATTTTTGAAAACCTGAAATCGGCGTGAGGCTACTTGAACGCCCCTAGATAATTTCCGAAATTTCTTAGATACTCGGTCAACTGTAACCGACATTTTGTCGATTGCTCTTAACCTTAATCCTAATGTTCTATCTCTTGCCATTGGTCCTCTCGTGAAAGTCTCTTGCCCTATCGTACCATTCGACTAACTCAATGTCGTCGAAATCATAAAGTTCGGACAAAGGACCCTTAAACGTAAACCAAATAAGAGCTATTGCATCTTGCCAGTCTCGGGGCCAGTGTCCAAAAAATCGCCGATAACCCCCGTCACTTTCAAACAATCGGAGGCATCAAGCTCGTCATAAAACGCTGGGGTGTAACCTGAAATTTTTGAGGCTATTATTAAAAGTTGTGCCATGCCGATATTCGCGTCAATCCCTTTAATGTGTTTTCCTTTGGGGCGCTTAAACATGATTGTCTTAACGAGCCCCTCCTCACCCCATTCAAGTGGATAATCAAGGGTTATGGTAACTGACGTATCTTTTGGTTTTTTCTCTT